GGACGAGACATCACAGTGAACTCCAAGCCAAGTATGCTATCATCTGTGATGGGGATCGGCGCTTCGCTGGTCGACGACTTTGACCGCCATCAGCCGGAAGGCGATAAGATTGGCGACAGAATGAAACGGTGGTGGGAGCAGTAATGCTCCTGCCAACCACAGGAGATAGAAATGGTAAGTGGAACAACTCGCCGGAAGGTCGTCACTGACAGTCTGGCAGGAGAGGCGCAGGTAACACCCGCGACCATCAGTGGTCCCGGTGTGTCCACCCCGGTCATGCCTCGACAGATGCCCTCCATAGCTGGTCAACTTGCCGCTGCCCTAGGCGGCTGGGCAGACGAGAGATTGAAGGCCGAGGCAAACAAGGAACATGAAGCCGATGCGATGGACGGGGCGATAGCCTCTATGCAGGGCCAGACGTTCGACCAGCTAGAGATGGATGGTGCGAACAAGTGGGCGTTGCAAGGACACCGCGTCGTGAGCGCACAGACGATGAGCGCTTCTCTAGTCGCACAACAGAAGCAGTTTATCGAGGACCAGGGTTTCGAACTCGACGCCGATCAGTATCGGGAGCAGTATGTCGGACAACTGGAGACCCTCGTTGACGGGCAAGACCCACGCATGGCACGCATGATCCGCGAGCAGATGGTGGCACAGGCCCCGGAACTGATCACCCAGCACACGCTGGCCTACGCCAACCATCAGGAGCAGCAGACGTTCGACGCACTGGTGCGCGGGATCGACGCTATGTCTCGTGACACCCAGAGCGTAGGGGCACTCGTGTCCTTTGCTACGGGTGGCGGCGACAGCGCAGCAGGCAGTCTATCGCAGGCCCGCCTCAACGCGGCCTTGGTAGAAGGCATCGTGCTATCCTTCCAGAACGACAACCCGAGAGCCTACGGCCTCCTCGTGGCATCCGGCGCAACAGCGAACCTCTCGACTGAGGAGCTACGGCGCATGGAAGCGGGCAAGACCGAGTATCAGAACCGGCTACGGCGGGAGTATGATGAAGTCCTGTTCGACGGCATGCAGGCCCTCAAGGCTGAGATCGCATCTGGCGAACTGGAACCCGAGGACGCGCTGAACAGCACGATCCGCCTCTACAACCAGTATGGGATCGAGATCACCATGCAGGAGGCCGAGGCAGCGTTCAACGCCGCAGCCGATCCGCACCGGACGCTCAACAAGACACGGCGGCTGGCCATGGACGGCGCGACAGCGCGCGGTAGCTGGGAAGCCTTCGGGCGTGCCAGCGTCTCGATCATGCAGAGCAACGAGAGTGCCCCCGGCGATCCCGAGTATATCGAGGGGCCGCTCATCGAGGGCGGTGCTAACAAGGGCGACAAGGCTCAGGGCCTACGGCAAGTGATGCCCAAGACTGGCGACGATCCGGGCTACGGGCTGACACCTTCTGACGGCAGTGTCGCGGACAACTTCAGGTTCGGTGGCGACTACTGGACCGCCTTCGCTTACGGCGACGAGCACGCCAGTGGTGGCTTCGATTGGCCTCCGGGCGATATCGAGGCTATGGCAGTGGCGTATAACGCCGGGCCGGGTGCCGCCAACAAGTGGTTCAACGCCGGGCGTGACTACAGTGTGCTCCCAGATCGGGCGCAGACCGAGGCATACGCCAAGAAGGCCGTGAAGAAATACAACGACATGAAGGCCCCGCTGGTCGGGGATCGCTACAACGAGATGCTGCGCATCACGACCGAGGCCAAGGACGCTGCCGACGTGGAAGCTTACTCAGCCATGATGGTCATCGTTGGAGAGAGTGATCGCCAGTTCATGGCGGGCACCATCAACCGTCAGGTGTGGAAGGGCGAACGGGATAGTGCCCGTCAGCAGTTCGGCATCAAGAAGACACTGGCTATGGCTAACCGGGAAGAAGAACTGATCCGGCAGCGTATGGCTATCGTGAACAAGTCAGAGACCGACCGCGTGAGCGACGAGCAAAAGTCCGAGTTGCAGACCCGCATGATGCCACTCCTGGCTCAGTGGGAAAGCATCATCACGGACCCGCACAGCTACACTCAGGACGAATTGAGTAGAGCGATGTTCGCACTCCGAGAGGGCGCTAACCAAATCTTCTTGGAACTGGGCCTACAGACCACAGACGATGGAAACACCAAGATACGTGAAGCCGCGTTCACTCAGTTGCTAAACGCAATGGAGAGCAAGTATGCTCGCCTCGAAGAGGACGTGGACATCAGCGAAGCCATCGTGCACAACAACGTGGACCGGCTGAATGGCCCGCAGAAGAAGCGAGCCTACAAGAAAGCCTACGCTCAAATCCATAAGGACCACGAGGAAGTGTTCCTGAAGTCGAAGCAGACACCCGAAGACGCCGCACGGCGGGATGAGGGCATTGCTCAGGCTACCGCAGACCTATACAGCCAGTTCGGTCAGGTTGATCCGGACGTGGTTTCCAAGGAAAGCGCTACGATCCTGAACAGCCTGACCATCGACGGTCGCCCGAATGCAGAAGCAGTGCAGACGATCAACAACTACGCACGCATGCGGGCAACGGACGGAGAAGTATCGAAGGGTTACCTGACCAAGAAGGCCGAAGTGCGAGCACTCCAGGTCATGTCGGTCGCCGGTGTAACGGAGGGACAACAGTTCCAACCCGGCCAGATCGAGCAGGCGATCCAGATCATCGCAGATACCGAGATGCGCAACCGCACGGATCGGGCTGCGGACTTCATCAAGTCTGCCGAGGCACAAGACGAGATCGCCTCGGAGGTTTCGGACTACTACGACTGGAAGAACGTGAACCTATGGCAAGCGTTCTGGAACAGTGACGCCGATCTATCAGAGCCGTTCCGGAATACGCGGACGGAGGAGGAGCGGTTCCTGTCCCCGGAGACCCGAGCACAAGTTGGTGCTGCACTAGAGCGAGAAGTCTACATCGCCGCGCAGGGCCAACCCTACTCGAAAGCTTCTACGCTGGTCCCGGCTGCTATGGAGACAATGAAGCGGCACACCGCTGTCATCGGCGGTAGCTTCGTGAACTTCGCCTTCGAGCAGAACGAAGTCATGTTCGGGGGCAACGCCAACCAGTATGCCACAGTCAACATCACCGACAGAGTGGTGTCGGAATGGCTGGCATCCCCGCAGATGCGGGAGGCGTATCCTGAACTCGACAACATCGACTTTATCGAGCTACTGCCCCGAGCCACACAGGAAGCCATCAGTGGCGCACTGTGGGGTCTTGGTCCTGACTTCGATCAGGGCATGGAGTTGCAGGACGCTCGTATCTCAGCGTTGCGTGGCTTGCGTAACTATCGGGCGTTCACCACGCCGGATGGTAAAGTTCTCAAGGTGCGCGTGTTCAACGAGCACGGTCAGGAAGGTGAACCTATCGTGATAGACCTGCAATCAGCAGGCGCATACTTCATGCAGACCAACCCGAACTTCTAACTCAAGTCCCCGTGGACCGCACTGATAAAGCGGTATCCACGGGGCCATTTTATTCACACTGGAGAGCCCTATGGCCCATGAAAAGGCAGGTCCGACAGGACCCATCGAAGCCACACTCACGGCCCTACGTGAGCTTCCAAAGAACCCCGGACTTGATTTGCGTCAGGTCCCCGGCACACGAGCGCACGCCAATGCTCAGCGCGAAGCCGCGCAGCAGTCGTTCGCTGATACATTCGTCGACAGTCTGGCCCCAGCGGTCAGAGGCGTCGTAACCAAAGTCCGGCAAGAGGGCGCACTTGGCCTGATCGGCTTCCGCGACGAAGCCCCGGATGGGTATGACAAGGCGGCGTTCGCCAAGACACTGCCTCCGCAGATCGACCGCAACACGGCAGAGAACATCCTCGACGAGGACAGCCTCGCCGCAGCCAACCGCGCACTTGGGCGGGCACTGGACGAGCTAGAGCGTGGCGCACGAGTAGCGCAGCAGGCTCCCGGTCACGCCTTCGCGGTGGTGGCAGGCTCAGTCATCGACGGCGACATCCCTCTTATCCTCGCGCCCGGTGGCGCACTACTTCAGGCACGAGTGGCTGGCGCTACTCTGAAGGCAGCGATGAAGGGCGGCATGACCGCTCGTGCTGCTGCTCGACTGTCGAACTTCACACAGGGCATCAACGCAGGTTTCCAAGCTGGCGCTGTCGTCGGCATAATGGATCAGTCCGCACGGGAAACCGCAGAGTGGTCTGACCTTGCTATGATCCTGCTTGCCTCAACTACCCTAGGCGCTGGTTTGAACACCGCGCTCAAGGGTGGGCATCGAGTGAACATGAAGGTGGCGGAACGAGAGTTCCTCGCCCGAGTAGCACGCAACGATCCCAACCTGACCGACAACTTGAACGTCGAGGACATGGTGCAGGCGGCAGATACCTATCAGCCGGATCGCGCACTGCGTGCTGGCGTGCTAGGCGAAGAAGCCCCTGTTGCCCCGGCAGCGACCGACACTGACTTGGCCGCAGGTATCCTGCGTGGCGAACAGCCGAAGGCCCCGCCCGCCACCCGAGAGGATGGTGGACTTGTCATCGGTGGCGAGGAAGTCAAAGGCGTCGGCGCGGAAGCGTCGGGTGCTGCTGGCCGACCGAAGCGAGTTCTTGAGGACCCTGAAGGTCCGATAGGCGATGCAGAGGCCGACTGGATTGACCACAGCGACGAGTGGGTATGGGACCAGAACTTCCGCGAGGAGCGGGAACGTCTCGCTGATCTTTGGTGGGCAAAGATTGTCACCAACGAGTTCGGCGGGTTCTCAACCGTCTTCTTCCATGATCTATACAAGGGCCAAGCCACGATGGGTAACTACATCGCTGGCACAATCTTCGAGAGCCCGAGTGGACTGGGCCGGGGTCGAGCGACTTCGAGCACCCGCATGGAGAACTACCACACTCGCATCCAGACACACATCGGACGACACATCGACCCGCTTATGAACAAGTGGGCGAACGAGACTATGCAACCCGGTGGCATGAAGAACATGACCTGGGCGAACTCCGGTTATCACATTTCCTCCGCTGGTCGGCGGATGTGGAGCCGGGAGCTTATGCTCGAAATGTCAGATCGTGCAAACGGTCGTCTGCGCTCCGGTCGCCACAGCGCGATTGTGGAGGCCGCTGATCGCTATGAGGCGGCTGGGCGGGAAGCCCTAGAGATCGGGCGTGGCAAGGCTGGAGAGACCGCGTTGGACGGCTTTGACCGTCTCACGGGGGTTCAGGACCGGCGCGGCTACAATCCCTACCGCTGGGACGGCTTCGCGATCAACCGCGTTCTCAAGCGTGGCGTGAAGATGGCCGACATCGAAGACGCGCTGGCCAATGGCTACAGGGCAGCAGGCATGAGTGAGGCGAAGGACGCCAAGCTCGTAGCCAAGGCTGTGCTGGCACGTGCCCGAGCGGGCGCGAGTGAGCTTGACGTGAGCGTGCAGACGATGATGACTACGGATGGCCGGGAGGCCCTACAGACAGCGCTGCGCGATAGTGGCGTATCTGAGAAGGAAATCCAAGGGCTGATGCGGCGACTGCTAGGCGACCAAGCCGAGAAAGGCAAGGAGAGTTTCGCCAAGACCCGCAACGAACTGGACCTAGGCGTCGAGATCAGGACTACCGATGGCGGCGAGAAGCTGCAACTGGTGGACTTGCTCGACAACGACATGCACAGGACATGGCAGCGGTATGCTCGCCAAATGTCCGGAGCAGCCGCCCTAGCCCGGAACGGCATCACCAACCGAGCCACCCGCACGACAGTCATCAAGGCACTTCAAGCCGAGCAACGGGCGCTGGGCGAGGCCGTCACTTCCACCCAGATGATGGAGGCGATGTTCTCGCACTTCAACGCCGGACCGACCCATGGTTTCTCCAGTCTCGAAGGAACCACCAACGTGGGCATCGGACGTGTCCTATCCACCATGAAGCGTATCGCTAACCTGGGCCTGCTGGAGAAGCTGGGCATCACACAGCTAAGCGAGCTTGGTGCAGCTATCGGACAGATGGGCATCGCGAATTACTGGAGGCGCGGTGTCCTGATTGCTTGGGATAAAGAACTGCGTGCAGGCAACAAGGCGCTGCTCGACGACGTGGCTTACATCACCGGAGAGATCGGGTATGATGAGCGCATGTATGCCGAGTGGCTGGACTTGGACGATGTGTCAAGGCAAGACGCCGCGACATGGACGCAGAAGGTCGCTCAGGGCGCAAGTGATATGTCCAGCAATGGGGCATTCATTCAAGCCTACACGAGTGGCTTCAATCTCATTCGGAGCTACCAGCAGAAGGTGTCTATGGTAGGCATCGTCGACAAGGTGTTCCGCACTCTGAAGAACGACGGCATCGACGGCTTCCTAGCAAGAGCGGAGAGCGAACTAGGCTTAGGCCGCTTGGAGCTAGAGCAGTTGGACAACCTGATACACAGCGGCGTCATAGAGTTTGACCCGACTGGGAAGTTTGTTAACCGCATCCACCTTGATAAGTGGGACGTGGAACTCGCTGAGACTTTCGGCTCCGCACTCAGGCGTAACATGAATACTATCGTTCAGCGCTCTATGGCTGGCGAGCAGGACTCATGGATGCACACCGGGTGGGGGTCACTGATGACCCATCTGATGACGTTCCCGATGGCTGCTTTTCAGAAGCAGTTCATTCGGCATGCGAAGCACATGGACATGGAAGCACTCTCGACGACCTTGTATGGGCTGGGAACAGCCTATGCGGCGATACACATCCGCGACGTGATCGACAACCGAGACGACACCGAAGCAAACCGAGCCGTGCGCGCGTTCAACTACAACAACGCGAGTAGCTGGATCGGTATGGCGTGGAACCCCGCAGCTACTATCATGGGGCTCGATGACGTGCGTATCGGCGGATACGGCCCGCATGAGAGTGTGGTGCCACCGGTATTCACACAGGCGGACGCTTTACGGCGTGTGCCGGGTGCTCTCTGGAGCGCAGCGGCAGGCGACATGGACTACTACGACAAGCAGGCGATCAAGGCACTCCCGTTCGCGGGAACCTACGTCATCTCGGCGGTGGTGGCTTCTCTCTACGAGGGGATCACAGCCGAGCGGAAGAACGAGCCTGCGGAGCCAAAGCGCACACGTAGCAAGCCGGATGCAGGGCTGAGCCACCGAAGTCTCGGTGACATCCTGAAGCACTCCGGTGTTCAGGCTGCTATCGCTAAGGCAGACGGATAAAGGAGGGGCGGGGATCGGACCTCGCCCCTAACAACCAAGGGAGGCAGCAGTGCCCTACTCTAAGCAGACGTTTACCTACAGTGGTGGGGATCGAACCTTCACCATCGCTCTAGCCCTTGGCTACATCAAAGAAGCCGACATTCAAGTTTATGTTGCAGGCGAGGTTGATGGCGAGGGCGCGCAGACCTACCGGACGTTCACGTTCGACAGCGAGTTCGTCGTCAATGTGACCGAAGCCCTCGACAACCCGAGCACCGTCACGGTCGAGCGCACCGTGGACCCCGACGCCTTCGAGATTGACTTCGAAGACGGAGACGACGTTACCAACCGCAACGTCATGATCGCCTTCCGCCAGAACTTCCATCTCATGCAAGAGATACTGGACGGGCGCGTGGACGGGATCGACATCGACGCGCGAGCGACAGACGCGGAGACAGCGGCGACCGCTAGTGCGGCCTCGGCTGCGGAAGCAGCGGCCTCGGCAGCGTTGATCGACAGTGACGAAGTTATCGTGAGGGACGGCAGTGTCGACTTCACGGGGACTATCACCGGCGTTGCACCAACCTCTGACCTGCATCTCTCGACGAAGAAGTATGTCGATGATAGTGTAGGCGGCGGTGGCGTGATGCTACTCGACGGCTCCCAGCAGATGACAGCGGCCATGAACCTCAAGGCCGCGACTGACCCGACCGCAGACGATCACGCGGCGCGGAAGAAGTATGTCGACGACCAGATCGTCGCAGGTGTCGCGGCTAAGGCGAACTTGGCCTCTCCGACACTGACCGGCACCCCTCTGACGCCCACGGCGGCACCGGGCACCAACAACACACAGATCGCCTCGACTGCGTATGCGGACGCGGCTGCGGGCATTGGCATGGTGGCGATCACCACAGCCGCGCCCTCGACCAGCGCTTCCATCGCGTTCACCGATCTCGAAGACTACATCGGCCTGATGGTCACCTTCGAGGACGTGGACAGCACCGGCGAGATCGATGTGACGTTCTCGGACGACAACGGCGTGAGCTATGAAACCAGCTACCTCGAATGGTATATCACAGACGGTGGGGACGGCGGAGCCGCTGGAACCTCCTCATGGTGCATACCACCAGAGCCGACTTGAACTTTGCAGTGATGTTCATGAATACGCACAACACTGGCAAGACGCATATGATGGCTACTGTTGATGGGGACACCGTGTCTCCTGCTGGTAACGTGACCATCCGTGGCGGCTTCAACCAATCCACAGCGTTGATCGACGCCATCAAGTTCACTCCCACATCGGGCACTCTCAGCAACGGCACGATCCGTATCTTTGGCATAAAGGGCTGATGACATGACACTGAAAACAATGTCAGTCTCTCGTGATGGAACTGTTACAGAGCGGTTCCTGACGGGTGCTGAAGAGATCGAGTTCGAAGCCCGGCGCTCAGTGCGTCGGGATGAGGTTCGCCCACGGGCGATCACTAAGGTCCGCTTGGTCCGACAACTTCGGATCATGGGCGAATGGAACCGTGTGCGCAACCGGCTGGACATGGCCCCCGCTGGGGTCGTGGAAGACTGGAAGATGATGCACATCGTCCGACGCAACGACCGCAACGTGATCCAAGCGATGGGTCTTACCAAGGCACAACTGGACACCCTGTTCTCGGAAGGACAGGCGTTATGACGACCGCAGAGCGGTTGACGGAACTCATGATCAAAGTGACGGAAGTGAGCGTGGATGTGAAGCATCTGCTCACCCGTCAGGATGAGACTGGGGACCGCATCGAAAAGATGGATGACCGACTGAGGGTGGTGGAACAGATGCGCGGCAAACTGCTGGGTATCGCGTTCTTGCTGCCAATTGTCATCACCATCGGCATCGCAGCTATAGGGAGGTTTTATGGCTAAGAACGCAGCGACGGAAGCCGTCCTTGGCGACTTGCATGCCAAAGTGGCTGGAGTATTCAAGCGCGTATGCGACTTGTATATCGACCAGATGGACCGGGAACCCCTCACCAACGCAGAGGGCGACCCGCTACCAGAGACGGAACCCAACCCCGCTATGTTGGGCGCGATGACTAAGTTCCTCAAGGACAACAGCATCGCATTCGACACCGAAGAGATTGCCGCGCTATCGGATACGGAGCAGCGGCTTGCTCAGCGCCGGAAACAGCGCGCTAACCTGATCGACCTGACGACCCTCAAGGTAGGGAACGATGGTTGAGCGTCAGTTTAGCAAGGGCGAGAGATGGGCTGAACTGAAGCTTCTGCAAAAGGAGTATAAAGAGTTCAGCCCATTTCTTTTCGATGTTATCGAAGGGCTGATGGGCTTCACTTGCACAGCAGTTCAGATCGACATCGCAAGGTTCCTTGAGCATGGGCCGGTCAACCGAATGATCCAAGCCCAGCGCGGACAGGCGAAGACAACCATCACCGCAGCCTATGCAGTATGGAGACAGATACATGACCCGACTACCCGAGTGCTCATTGTGTCGTCAGGCTCAGACATGGCCCAAGAGATCAGCGGATGGATCATCCAGATCATCAACGGCATGCCAGAGCTTGAGTGTATGCGCCCAGATAAATCTCACGGAGATCGAAGCAGCGTTAAAGCGTTTGATATACACTACGAACTCAAGGGCGCAGAGAAGTCCCCGAGCATCGCGTGTGTCGGCATTACTTCGAACCTTCAGGGCAAGCGTGCGGATATACTGATTGCCGATGACATCGAGAGCGCCAAGAACTCCATGACGGAGATACAGCGCGGTCGCCTCGTGCACTTGTCGCGAGATTTCACATCGATCTGCTCTAAGGGCGAGATCATCTACTTGGGCACTCCTCAGTCCATCGACAGTATCTACAACGGGCTCTACAGCCGTGGCTACACGATCCGTGTTTGGCCGGGGCGCTACCCCACCGTTTTGGAAGAGGACAACTATGGAGAGAGACTGGCACCAATCATAAAGGAGGTTATGGAAGCCGATCCGTCCCTACGCACGGGCGGCGGCCCCATGGCCGACCGAGGCAAGCCAACTGATCCCGTGCTACTGGGCGAGAGCTTCTTAGCTACCAAGGAGATCGATCAGGGCGCGGCTTACTTCCAGCTACAGCATATGCTGGATACTCGCCTAAGCGATGCCGACAGGTTCCCGCTCAAGGCTGAGAAGATCAGGTTCATGCACATCAACGAGGACACCGCTCCCTTGGTCATGAACTGGCAGCAATCCGAGGATCAGAGACTATACCCGCCGACTGACTGGCCGATTGTCCAGCGCTACTACAAGGTGGGCACCTTCAGTGCCGAGCACGGCGCGTTCCTCGCTACCTGTATGTATGTCGATCCCGCTGGCGGTGGCCAGAACGGGGATGAGACTGCCTACGCTGTGACCAAGCTCCTCGCGGGTAAGATATACCTCGTGGACGTGGGCGGCGTCAAAGGCGGGCTCGATCAGTCGAGCTTGGATGCCCTCACCGAAGTGGCCATGAAGTGGAACGTCAACATCGTCCGCATCGAGGAGAACTACGGCAAGGGCGCACTCTCGGCTGTCTGGCAACCGACACTCTTCCAGTCGCACAAGTGCGAAGTGGAGGACGTGTGGGAGAGTGGACAGAAGGAGCTTCGCATCATCGACACGCTTGAGCCGATCATTGGCGCAGGCAAGTTCGTATGTGACATCGGTTTGCTGGAGAAGGATTGGCAGACCACCAAGCGTTACGCGATCAACGACCGCGCCAGCTACTCGTTCTGGTATCAGCTATCCCGCATCACTCGTGAGAAGGGCGCGCTGATCCATGAGGATAGGCTCGATGCAGTCGCCGGTTCCTGCCGCTACTGGCTGGACGGGATCAAGCAAGACGAAGATGTGGCACGCACGCAAGCGGCACTCGCTGCATATAATGCCATGATGAAGGACCCACTGCGGACCGGCAGAGAGCCCACGGGCTGGAGCCATATGAACCGCAAAGGTCCCCCAACCCCCAGCGCCTTCGACAGAACCCGTAGGCGCTTTTAACCCGGAAGAGAGACACATGGAAATCTCCAACAACCCGGCCAAGATAGCGTGGCCCCGTGATAACGTCGGCATGACCTCGCGCCTCAAGCGTGAGGGATG